AAATATTCAGCAATACATAGTTGTGCTCTTGTAGGAGCTGGTAGGTTTAAGTGTGTCCATATAGCAGTCAGAAAGAACCTAAAGTCATCTTTTAACTGAGATTCAATGTCAATCATGGGCCTGTAGTTTCAGATGAGTTAGTAGGAGTTTTACCAGATCCTTCGGGAAATGGGTTATAAACTCTTGGAAACGTAGAGTTCATTAGTTGTAACTCTCTAGCACGTCGTTTAATTAACCCATTTAAAACACCATAAGTACCATCAGCACGTCTTCCTAATCTAAACATTGGTAGTACTCTACGTATTTCATCCATGTTTCCATTTATAACTGCAGCTCGCATCATTTTATTCTCATAACCAGTTCCCTGCTCATTGAGCTCTTCAAGTGCATTAACACCGTTGTTAAAAGCCCAAGAAATAAGACCAGCTTGCTGCTCTTTAGTTAAGCTATTGTAACCTTCATACCGTTTTGACCATTCACTATGTATCATTTTAGTTTTTTGTCTAAGTAAAGGACGTGCTTCCTCTATAGTCATAGTATCACCGTCTTGTACTCTGGTTTTTTCATCACCATAAAACTCAAAACCAAATCCTACAGTTGGCTCACCTTCGCTAAATGTACCATCTTTATTAGGTATTTTTACTCGGTATGCTTTAGGTTCAAACTTTTCTTCATTTATTATAAAATTGTCAACTTGATTAAAAAATTCGTCTTCGGTAACATCCATAAAACCAGTTCCAGGTGTACCTACTACTGGGGTTTGTGTCATAGTTTGTGCTAGATTGTATGTAATACACGCTAGAGGCCCTTTGTAGGGCCTTCTAGGTGCCTTAGAGGATCATCTGATCCACTGTAGTATTAAGTTTTCTCGAATAGGGTTTGGGGGAAAGTTATTCCTAAACCATTCTAGCCAGTCATGGCTTCCTTTGTTTTGATTACACTTGACGCAGGCTGGTACGCAGTTCCTAGACATGTGACTACCGCCAGCACATCTGGGGCGTACATGGTCAATGGTAAGATCATGTTCGCAATGTTTTGTTCCACAATAGATACATTCATAATTGTTTGCCTCCTTAAGAGCGTGTCTCCACATACGTTTTGCTTCGGATGAGGTCATGGCTATTAAGTTTTGTGTGTAATGTTTATAACTAGGAAGTACTGGTGTCATTTTTTACCACGGTTTCTTGCTCTGTTTTTAGATGGGTCTTCACGAACTAATCTTCCTGACTTAGTGTGTGAAAAATCCTTTCCGCCCTTACCTTCCGCCCCTGCCTTTCGTCTTGCTCGTTTGAGCTCAACTCTATACGCAATCGCTGATTTAGTCTTGTTACGTTGTCTTTGGGCGGCATTTTTCTTGGCCCGTGATTCGGGGTTGTCCCTGTAGTTTCTGGCACTTTTTTTAAGTTTGTTACGTGGTAGTTTTTTAGGAGCCATTTTTAATTATCGCATTTTGTACAGTGTCAAAATCGACAGTCGGCATAATGTCTGCTAACTGAGACAAGGGTGACGTATCAAACGCCACACCTGTAATGTCGTTTTTGTATAACCAGTCAGCGGCAACTTTAAGGTCAGCTGTAGTAGCCTCGCCACTACGTACCCTTGCAGTAAGCTCTTGGGTTATTAGTTTATGTAGTTCATTAAACTCATCCTCGCCAGCTCTGCGGGGTATGCGTTTTACATCACTCACTTATAACCACCTTTGGAGGAAATAGACCACGTTTGATAAACTCTACAGCCTTATCATCTAGGTCGTTGTCACTTTCTTTAGCTAATCTTTCTAACAAATCAACTACAAATAACTTAAATTTCTCACTTTTTAAAAAAGTTAAAACGATTGGTTTTAGTAGTGCTAGCATCTTCTTTTGGTAATAATGATTGTATTGGTACTATGTCTTGGCACATGTGGTAAACACGTGTCCCTGGGCGGATAGTAAAGCCCCTTTGCTGCAATTCTGCACATTTCAGTGCACGTACAAGCTCAAAGTCTAATTGCATTTTTTCTTCCTGACGTTTAGCTATGCGTCTACATTGTTCTAGACCACGCTTGTCAAGAGGTATCATAAAGTTAACTTGAAAGCCCCAGTTTTCACTAATTACGTACCCTTCGGGGTCGTATGGTGAGGTATCATTACCCATATAAAAGGGGCTAAAAGTCATTGTTGACCCGTTACAGGATATGCTAGGGCCGTATTGCTGTCTAGACGGTGCACCATTGTTCTGAAATTGCACTGCCTGATTGGTGACATTTCCCGTAGCTGCGGCCACGGGGTTGGAAGTGTTGTTTGTCTCACCTTCAGCGTATGCTGGAGTTACTGTGAGAATACAGAGAGCGAGGTAGTAGTAGAGTTTATGGTATAGTTTGTTGTTGTATCCCATTGCTCGACTAACCCAGCTGATCTTGAGGTTGTTTCTAGTGTCCAAGGTAACGATGTATCAGTAACTGTGAATGTTGTACCACTCCCAGATATATCTGCAGACGGTGTTACGTTAGATCCAGACCAAGTGTTCGTGGCCGCCCCAAAAACTTGCTTTTGCGTCACTTCTGTTATAGTCTGAGTGGTGGTTGTAGTAGCGTTCATACTACCTTGTGTAAACTGCGGTGTCACGGTGTTTGCACTAGCAGCTGTTGGTATCAACAACGCTAGTAGTAGAAATTTTTTCATTTGATTATTTTTTGACATTCAGAGCATTTTAACTCTCCTTTGCCATTACCGTTTTTTCCGTTTGATGTAGACAAACCAAAACTAGCAATACCGCCCGCAAAAATCGAAGCTACGAAAGTTATATCCGCAGCACTTGACGACTTCTTAAGCATTGGTACATCTACATAGTTTAATGTTATTATAAATCCGCTCCACACTACAACGCCTAGTCTTACTATTGTAGACACAATTTCCATGCGTTCTTCGTGTGTATCACATCCATCCATTAAACCTTTTTTCTTTTTTTCTTCCATTTGTCAATCTTACCTTGTAAGAATTTTTGAACACGTTTTTTTATAAGATCAAAAAAAGGTTGAGCCAGTGTTGTGGTAGCCACAGCTGCCACCGCTGTAGTTACAGCCGTAACCATAACTTCAGGCGATGGGACTGGCATCTGGACATCTATAATAGGTATGTCTAGTTTTCTTTGCTCTGGTTGTTCTTTTTTGGTTTCCGCTGATTGAGTCCCCTCTGGTCTGCGAAGATCGCTCGGAGGTACAATAAGCGGCTTGTAAGATGGTACATCAGCTGTTGGTAAAGGTATGGATATAGTTTTTATGGTTTCTACTGGTGGCAATACTATGGTAGGTACTTGCACTTATCTATCTCTTGCGGCTCCACTTAATTTTATACAAACCCATAAATTGTAATCTGCTAAGTCTGTACCAGAACCGTTAGAACCTTTGTTGGGAAATTCATCTGATCTTATAAGACCGCCATCATCCCAACCCCAGCCAGTAGTGTACTCATCATCTTGTCCATCGGTGGTATCATTATGACTAGCAAAAATTTTTGCATCCTCGTTTCCGTTATGCCAGTTCATAGTCTGACCAGCAGTTGTAAAGAAAGCAGAGGTAATAATTGGGTTGTTAGCTGAGTTACTACCAGCATTAGTATCTGCCATCTTATGATTTTCAAACTTTGGGTTTCGCCATCTACCAAATCCGTCATAAGCACCAGCACACTTCCAACCATGTTTGTTGTCTGCTACTATTCCCATACCACTTGAGTTTCCATTAGTAAAGAACTCTTTATATAGTCTATCTTCAGGAACACCGTGTACAAAGTCTATAATTCTAGTGTCTCTCCAATTATTCCAATCGCTTGCTGATATGTAACGTACTTCTGAAGGGTATGTATCTCCAAAAAGAGATGACCATTGCGGATCACCTGTAACTTGATTATTTGTCGTATCTAAAGTAGCAGTACTATTCATTACACCTTTAAATTCGTTAGTACTTGTGATTTTAGCTACAACTAACCATTGACCATAACAATCCTCAAGAACTTGTACATTTTTGGCAGAGGAACTACTAACAGTTTTCATACTCACAACATAGTTTGCATAGCTATGTCCACTTCTAACTAATGATCCATAGCTGTTAATACGCATACGTTCTGAAGGCTCTGTGTCAGAAGTGGCACTTCTTGTGTAAAAACCTAATGCAGCATTTTCATTGGAACTTGTGTTTGTACTTATTGAACCTATAGCAGCGGGAGGGTATGTACCTCCATTACCTGAAAAACCAAAACCTATTAAAGATTTTCTATTAAGTCCCGAAGCATGGGTAACTGCTAATCCACACTGTGCCCATCCTACATTAGAACTTGCTGCTACCTTTGAAACAATTTTTGTTGCTATTGGAGTTGATGTTTGATTTAATATTAATCTTCCAGACGAATCTACAACTACATTTGACTCAGCATTTAAAGTGTTAGCAGTACCAGAGCCAGTAATAACTCTGTTATCTGCGTTGTTGTTTATTGTTGTACTTGTAACTGTCTCAAAGCTAGGGTCTGCTCCGTTGTTTGCTCTTAAGAACTTACCATCGTTAGATCCTGTGCCGTGTGGTAGCTTGGCTAGTGTTACTTCTTGGTCGCCTATTTTAGCTGTAGTAACTGCATTAGATTGTATTGCAGCTGTATATACTGCGTTATTAGCTAGCTTTGCACTTGTAACTGCGTCTGTTGGTAATTTAGCTGTAGTAACTGCATTATCTGCAATTTTAGCTGTAGTAACTGCATTATTAGCTATAGTTAAAGACGTAGATCCAGTTACATCACCTGTATGTGTTGCGTTGCTAGTCTTAGCTGTGTTTGCTGCTATAGATGCTACAACAGAATTAGCTAACTTGTCGTTGTTTACTGCATCGTCAGCTAGTTTAGCTGTAGTAATAGCACCATCATCTGGCACACTACTTGCAAGTCCGTTTGTTTGCACAGCATTACCCATAAGACCATGAGCACTGCATTGAT